ATAAAAATATGAATGTCTGTGAGAAGAGCAAAGGCTTTAAACTTTGTTAGTGATTCACTTATGTATTGTGTCTCTGTTTGATTAGGTGGCACTTTGTGCTCAATATAATTCCATGGATCTATGATCAACCCTTTAATCCCTTTGCGAAGCACAAGCTCATGCGCTTTCTCAATTATGCCGTCAACAGTCACATCAACTTTATTCACGTTGATGAAATTAAAGTGCTGATCAATAATTCCGATGCTGTGACGAAATTCATCTTCGTTCAATCTATTGGCGGGATCTGTTCTGAATTGAAATGCTTTGCCCGTTATTTTTTCCATCAGCTTTGTAACGTGGAAAGATGATGGTTGATTTTCGAATGAGCAGATGCCCCAATCCCATTTATGATTCATCGTTAATTTTGTCATGATGTAATCAAGAAATTCAGACTTACCAGATCCAGAAATCCCAGTGATCATTGTAATTTGCCCGCCACTGAATGTGATTAAATCATCAAGACCTGTGATGTGTGTCTCATATCCTTTTGGATAACCATTGAGATAGTAATTACACACATCGTCATACATCTCCTCCATTGTGTGAATTCCTTCGATAGGGAAACAAGTCGCCAGATTAATTACGTTAGCCACGATTGATTTATTATGCTTCACAAGCACATCGTTGAAGTCTTTACAATCGTCTGGATAAGTTACTTTAAAACATTTTTGCTTTCCAATACGTCTGGCCAACTCTTCTCTTAAGTTATATCCTGGATCGTCGTTGTCGGTTGCGATGATCACCTTTGTTTTATCCTCAAAATATTTATAACAATTATCGAGGTATTGCAAATTGTTGCCTGCTCCGTTTGGTACGCTCACAACATTGTAGAATCCGCATTCATAAAGCGTAAGGGCGTCAATTTCGCCTTCAACAATAATCGCTGTTGATTGATCTTTGATCGAGTCAATATTGTAAAATATGAGCTCAGCATTTTTTGCAAGTTTGAAATCCTTATGCTTCGCTCTGTATTTAATGTTGATCAATTCATCATTGCGATAATAGTTAAAGTTAATTGCTTGCACCTCTGCTTGTGCTTTTGGCATCCATTCGGTTGATTCTGTGACCTTAAATCTTAAAAGAGTGTTATTGCTTATGCCTCTTGTTTCAAAGTATTTTAAAGCTGTTTCTGAAAGCTTAGTTAACCTTTGAACGGGCCGCTCATATTTCTTATGATTTGTTTCAAGTTCAACGTTGTATTTTTCAGCAAGAAATTTGATCGCTTCATAATAAGATTTGTTTTGGTGCTCCATTATGAATTGAATCACGTCACCAGATCTGCCGCAGCCAAAACATTTATAAATTCCCTTTTCATTTGATACATTGAAAGAAGGTGTTTTCTCTTGATGTAATGGACACAATCCGTTTGCATTTGATCCGCTTGTTTTTAGTTTTACATATTGGCCTATTAATTCAATAATCTGGATTTTTTGTTTTAATGTTTGCATGAATTTTCGTGTAAGGAATTTTAAATTTTTCTAATCCTGAAAGATCTTTGTAAGCGGTTAAAAAATAAACGTGTTTTATTCCAGATTGTTTTATCAATTTACAGCAATCAATGCAAGGTGACAACGTCAAGTAAAGATCGGCGCCTACTGTTAATCTTCCTGCCTTCAATATTGCATTTGTTTCCGCATGAATAACCTCTTTAAAGGTTTTATTATTTTCGTCTTCACACGTGTTGCAATATCCTGAGGGCGTTCCATTGTAGCCATAAGCCACAATGTTGTTATCATTAACAATTACGGCGCCAACCTTTGCCTTATTGCATCTGCTTAATTCTGAAATTGTTTTTGCGATTTTAAGATAGGTTTTAATTATCTGCTGTTGTCTGTTCATCTTTTACAAATGTGCCGTTTTGCATTTTGCCTGTTCTGTTTTTAATTACTTCATAAGCCACATTTATACAGTGCTCAATGCGATAACCTTTAAGCGCGGCTAAGTTTGTTAATACCACAACGCAATCGCCTATGGCGTCTATAAATTCAACATTGTCATTTTTTAAAATTGCTTTCGATAATTCTCCAGCCTCTTCAAATAATTTTATTAGTTGTGTTTTTGGATCGCCACTTTTGTAGATCCCTTTTTGTTCTGCCCAATCTCTTATAGGGCTGAATTCATTTGCTAGTTTCATAAACTCATTTTTGCTTGAATAAATTTTGTGTAGTTGTAATTTTTCAACATGACATTTCGATAGTCAAAATTATCTACGTTGTTTGCTTTGTCTAAAATCAATTTAGGATAGTTGTGCGCTTCAAGATTTAGGCACTCAATAGCTTGATCATAGTGATCAGCATACAAGTGTAAATTCGAAACATAATAGCTAAGAAAGCTTTTCTTGATTCCTAATTCATTTTGCACAAGCCTTGTAAGTAAGGCGTAAGATGCGATGTCAAATGGAAGTCCTAAGAACGCATCAGCGCTACGTTGAAAAACTGATGTGTAAAGTTGATCATTAACAATGTTGAATTGAAATAAGATGTGGCAAGATGGCAAACAAGCAAGATGTAATTCAGCTGGATTCCATGCGGTAACAACCGCACGTCTTGTTGATTTATTTATTTTCAATTCATCAATAGCCAGCCTAAGTTGATCTATGCTATCATTCCAGCTCCTCCATTGAATTCCATAATTCCTTCCTATGCCGTCCATTCCTGCCGCATCAATATTTTGATCCCATACAAAAACCCCATGCTTTTTTAGATCCTCTTTTTTTTCAAGTTTATTTAAAAAGCAATAGAGCTCTTTTGCCACTTGATCAAGATTTAATTTCTTGCTTGTGGTCGCTGGGAATTTATCAAGATTGAATTTTTTGTGCCACCCAATTAACACGTGAGCGTCACCAGATCTTGTTGATTGTTTTTTTTGTTTAATTAGCTGCTTGAGTATTTTTTGCAGCCAGTCTTCTTTCTGATCTTTTTTCATAATAATACCATTTAACGGACTTGAATGTCGTGGGTATATTGTTGGCCATTATGGCGTCAAATACTTCCCTTGTTTTTAGTCCTTGATTTTTTAATTCCTTTACGGTTTGCTTGATTGTTGGGCTTTTCATTTTCTTTTGTTTTAAAGTTGAATAATGCTGCAATATAAGCAACCATGTCCACATAGGTATCCTCTTTGGTGTTATAAGCCATTCTGCTCAGTTTTAAAGCAATTAAAGCCTTATACATATCTTCAGTGGTTATAGGCTTCCCACAGAGTTCTGATGCGATCACAGAAGCTTTTCTAAGTGATTCATCAAAATCTCCATACTCTCTTTGCTTTTCTTGAGCTCTTTTATAAACAATGTCATTTGCGATTTCTAAAATGTTCATGAGATTAAAATTAGGTAGGGATCGTGGCATAATCCCTACCAATTTATTAACGTTAGTTGTGCCACTCAATTTTTTAAATTCAAAAGATAATTATAGAAAAGAAAAAAATCTTCTGGCGTCCGCACAACTTGATACAAAGCGCCGCTATCTGAAATCAATCTTTCATATTTTTTTTGATCTTCTGACATTCGATCTCTTCCCGCTTTTATCTCGATATAAATTGGGATTGAAAATTGAAAGTTTTTATTCACAAAGTGGCCCTTGATGTCGGAAGATCCTTTGACACCTGTTCCCTTCTGCCATTCAATACCATTTTCAATTTTTTCAAGCTTGCCAGATAGGATATTGAATTTTTCAAAATACTTTTTTATAGGGCGGCCCATGTTGTTTGTTCGTTCCGCATGATGGCCTTTCCATTTCATAACGTTGCAAACAAGAGTTGTGAGTCCATTCGCCGTTTTGTATTTTGGTAAAGCGGGCTTGAAGTAGTGGCCAGATGAATAAGCGGAAGGATATTTTCTTTTGAAGTCTTCCTCATGTGCTTGGCAATAAATTTCTTTCCAGTCCATAATTAAAAAGGTAAGTCGTCTGATTCGTCAAAAATTGTTTTGGATTTTGTAGCAGGTTTTTTCGTTGGGAAAGTTTCGCTTTGATCAACACGAGATTCTTTTATGATTTCGTTGGTTGTCATCTTGCGACTTGAGTTTGTAGCAACGGCCTCAGATGTGATCTTCCAACATGTCAGAGTGTTGAAGACTTTTGTTTCTCCTTGCGGGTTGGTCCACTCACGGCCTCTCAAATTGAGCGACAGCGTTAGTGGTTGCCCAACAGAATAGTCATTGAATAAATCAATCTTATCCTGTGCCACTTCAACTTCAATTGTTTGTGGGTAGTCTGGATTGTCTTCAGTGATCACCCAAACTTTTCTTGATCTAAAAGATCCGCGTTCAACAACCTCTAGTTGTTGTTTAAATTTGCATTGTAATTCCATAGCTTTATTTGATAGTAAGATATCAGCTTTAAAGTTTTATTGCAATTCCTTGATTTAAAATTTCATCTTTTATGCTGCTCTCTTGATAACCAATTGAAAGCAGTGCGCATTTGAATAATTCAAACACAGTTGAAATTTCAATGTCTGAATGATTAACCGTAAATGATACGGATAAATCATGATGCGTTAAAGTAAGTGTGAAAGGTGAATTAATATCCATTGTCATTAAAATTTAATTGATTCATTTTTGATTGTAGTGTGATATAAACATCTGCCTTGTAATACAAATGAGCATAACGTTTTTTCCATATCGTAAGCACTTGCTTCATTCGGTGAGTGCCTTTAAAATATCGGGCATCAACGATTTCATTTTCATATTCTATTGTAAGGTAGCCGGTCATTTTGCAAGAGTTACTTTATAGGTTGAAGTTGATCTTTTTGCGGGCGGATAAATTTCAATCAATTCATCTTCATGTCTTATTTCCATTCCAGATATTGGCAACGTTTTTAAGAATGCTTTTCGATCACTGATTTTTATTTCAAGCTCTTCTTGTTGCGCAAGTAGCTCAGTCAATTCAGGATCGTTGCAAAAATCAAAATGATAAGTGGTGCCGCTTTCCATTGGTGCGATCTTGGCGCCTGAAGATGAAGTGAATAATTTTCCGTGCTTTGCGATTTCATCAAGTGCATAGGATTTGAATTCATCACTACTTTTTATTTGCTTGATGAATGCCTCAAGCACTGCGATGTTTTCAACTGCTTGAAGGATGTTACCTGTTTCAAGAATTTCATTGATAAATAATCGTGCGCCGATTTCAACGTGCGTCTTTGTCATTCCAGCTGAGATAGCTGGCATTTTAAAATTTGATTCCATGATTTTTTTTTTAA